TTAAAACTTGAGTGCACTAGACGAAAAGCTTATTGTCGTCTAGAATATGAGATGAAATATTTCTCCCTTGTTAGAAAAAAGAAAACTAATCGAGGGGGTACTATTGTTGAAAAACAATCAGTACTTCTTAAGACTAGAAATGATTTAATGAGTGGAGAGACCATCCTTCCTTATTTATCTTCTTCCTATAGAACTAGTGAGAAGACCCGAGTTCTTGCTCGAGATGATTGGCTTGCGAACCTTTCCCGTGAGAAATGTACGGGTAAAGGCTATATACATTGCAAGTCAAGAAAAGCCTTAAGGGCTATCAGAATCATTAAGAAGGATGTGACTCCTCATATTGCTAAGGGTAAAAAAGATTTGGATATGAAATTCTTGGAACCAATAGTAGTACCCAAATCTCCTTTCAAGTTTTATGGACATCAAGAAAGTGCTATCCTTCCCAAACTTTTTGGGAAGGTACCCATTATCACATTGAACGATGCACTCGTTCGGGGTCATCTATATGATCGTAGTGTGTGGGTAGGACTGGAAATGGACAGTTAACGGTTTTGGTGTGGAGGCTAGTTGCCAATAATTCAATAGTCATGCAGAGGGGTTCGAAGAACACTCCTGCAAAATCCACACAACAGAAACAAAATAAGAAACAAAAAAGAAAGAATAATAGATCTCGTAATCAGACTATGGTCACTGGTTCTGACAGTATGATGAATTTCACTTCTACTCCTATATCTCAGGAGATTGGACTTAAAAATCCAACCGCCTTTAATATTACGGGTAGAGGTCTTCAGCATTCTGATTGGGGACCAGCTATTCGAGCGACTGGCCGACAACAGTTGGTATATGTGAATTTAGGGTCTGGAACTTTCCAAGCCTTTACTTCAGGTATAGCATCTGCTGTCTCTGGTAACTACACGTATCTGAATCCTGGCACCTTGAATGATCGTGTTGGCTATTTTGCTGCATCATTCTTGAGATATGCTTTCAGAAAAGTTAGGTATACATATGTAACTAAGGTCCCTACTACGGTAGGAGGATCTTTTGCTATGGCATATTATAATGATTCTGGAATCATAGTTTCAGGAGATTTTGCTTCATTGAGCTACGCGGCTATTCAAAGTACCGATCCTTGTAAGATCATTCCATATCGACGTGATTTCGATACTCTAGAAATGGAGTATACGGGAGAGCGCGTATGGTATTGTTCTTTAAATACCTTTACGATGGGTTCCTCTGCGGAAGCCTATCGCCAAGCTGTTCAAGGATTGCTTGCTGGTTTTCCGGACGTGTTGTCTACTACCACCGCTGTCCAGGGTGAAATCTATGTTGAGTACATCATTGATTTTTATTCTCCCTGTACTGTGAATAATAATGCTACTCTTAGTATGTTATTCCCAGGGGAGGACGAGTTTACCCATACGTTGTCTATCTTCATTGCAGCCTATAAAAAGGCTCTTGCAGAAAACAACAAGGTGGCGGCTCATAAAGCTCTTGATGTGCTTAGAAAAGATATCTCTGTGAATGCTGAGTTTCTCTCCCTTCTTCCACCCTTTGGGGTTGGAGAGGACAAAAGAGGGAATCAGGAAACACAGGGTAATGTTTCTAACATGGATAAACCCCAAACCATTGAACCGGATTTGGAGTTAAGATAAATGAAAAAGTTTTACCGGCGAGATTAATCTCGTTTATAAAATCTTTTTATTCTTCTTAATTTTTGATCCGCTTTTTGGTTGCGAATTTATTATTTTCTATTTTTTGTTTCTTCTATTTCTAAGGTGTTAATTTAATACGGTTAACATGCTAGGAAATTTAGGTTATTTTTATATACGTACCTTAGTGTACGTAGTTTCGTAAGAAACCCCCTTTAAGTTAGTTAGACATTTGATCGATCTAACCAAGGCAGTATAGAAAATCTAAGTTTTTTGGTAAACTTCTCTCATGTAT